CTTGAGGCTGACTTTGACGCATCTATGCTGCCAACTCACTGGCATCCACTTCCGGACGCACCACAATGACCTACCGCGACGAACTCTGGACAGCAATCATCGGCGAGGCTGATAAGTTTGGGCATCGGATTACAAAAGCTAAGCGGGATCGGTATATGAAATTAGCGCGGTATTTTGAGAGGGCTGCAAAATGAGTATTCAAGACGATGGCGGTCCAGCATTCCCGGTTACCAGAGAAGATCACCGCGCATGGGGCATTTCGATGCGCGATTACTTTGCGGCTAAGGCGATGGCAATGTTTCACGGGATGGATGTCACCTGCGATGCCGATATACGTCGCCGCCTAGACTTTTCCGAGGCCGCATCACTTTCGTACCAATACGCCGACGCAATGCTTAAGGAGCGAGCGAAATGACATCAATCGCACAATGGACAATGAAGCCAGGTATCTATACGGCTGATCAGCTTTCAAATTCCGAGTATCACGCAGGGCCTGGGATTAGCTGCACCGGCCTGAAGAAGATCGCAGTCAGTCCGGCTCACTTCAAATACGGCGACTTCAAGCAGACGGCTGCAATGGCTATGGGCAGCGCGACTCACTCAGCGATCCTTGAACCTGAGTCGTTTGCCGATCAGTATGTGACTATGCCAGCAGGCAAGGATAAGCGCTCAAAAGAATACACGGCTCTATGCGCGTCTCATGGCGCTGATAGCGTTCTCTCTTCGGCTGATGCTAGCCAGATCAGCGCCATGCAGTCGGCAGTACGCGCAAACCCGGTCGCGAATAAGTGGCTGTATCAGGAGCAAGGACGCAACGAGCTGTCGGTATACGCCAAAGATCCAGAGACAGGAATCCTCGTTCGCTGCCGATTCGACCGCCTGCTAGATCGTGGGTTCTCGCCGGATCTTAAGACGACGACTGATGCTAGTCCGCGTGGGTTTAGTAATGCGATTGCTAAATACGGGTACGCTTTCCAGGCTGCGTTTTACCTCGATACTTATTTTTGGGCGACCGGCGATGTCCTTTCCGGTTTTGGCTTTATTGCATGCGAGAGCAAGGCGCCGCATAACGTCATGTGCTATCGGCTGGATGATGAGTCGATTGCTGTAGGTCGAGAGCAATACCGATCCGCTCTGAATATTTATGCGAATTGCCTTGAGTCTGGCGTGTGGGATGGATATGATGGCGCCTCAGAAGAACAAATGATCGGGTTGCCGTTTTGGGCGCTTGAGAAAAACGACGAAGTAGAAATTGATTTTGGAGATGAAGAATGAGTGAAGATGTGGATATCCGTGCAGCGACCAAGCCAAAGTCGGATCAGGTCAATTACGAAACTTTCTTAACTGGCCCGCAAACATTCACGGTTTCAAAGGTTACGCCTGGCGACCGTGACCATCCTGTATTCATTCATCTAGCTGAGTGCCCAGCAACGCCATACAAGCCTTCGAAGGGCATGCTGAAATGCATTGCTCAACCTGATGGCTGGGGCGATAAGTCTAGCCAGTGGGTTGGCAAGGCAATCACCCTGTATGGAGATCCGACTGTCATCTACGGTGGCGTTGAGGTTGGCGGCATTAAGGTCGCCGCCTTGGGCGATATCAAGGGCGACTACGAAACCCTGATCAGCGCTCGTCGTGGTGTTCGCAAGCCGCATCTGATCAAGAAGCTGTCGGTTGCCTACTACGACACCGAAAAGTATGATGCAAACCTTCCTGCATGGCTGGCAGCTATTGATGCAGGCAAAGCTACAGCAGACGCCATCATCGCCAAAGTTGAGCAGTCAGGAAAGCTGACTGACGAGCAGAAGCAAAAGATCCGAACACCAGCATTTCAATCTGAAGGAGCGGCACAATGAATATTTTTTCGGCAACAGGTAATTTGGGCAAAGACTGCCGCAAAGGGAATGCCGGTAACACCGCCGTCCTGAATTTCAGTATCGGTGTGAAGTCAGGGTTTGGTGACAAAGAACAAACTTTGTGGCTAGATTGCGCGATCTTCGGCAAACAGGCAGAGTCGAAGCTTGGTGATTACTTGGTTAAGGGGCAGCAGGTGGCTGTATCTGGTGAGCTTGGCACTCGCGAGCATGAAGGGAAAATCTATCTCACGCTGCGAGTCAACTCGATTGACTTGGTTGGCGGCAAGAAGGATGGCGGATCTAGTCCAGCGCCTCAGCAGCAATCGCGACCGCAGCCAGTTCCTGATTTTGACGAGCTGGACGATAAAATCCCGTTCTGATTTGACGTTCCATTTAAAGTGATAAAATAGCCTCTGACAAATTCAGGGGCTTTTTTTATGAAACATTGCAACACTTGCGCGACCGATAAGCCGAAGACAGAATTTCATACGAGGAAGGCGTCTAAGGATGGCCTTTCTCCAAAATGCAGGCCGTGTGCAAAGGCTTACGACGATGCAAGGTTGCAGAATCCTGATCGTGTGGAGATGAGAAAGGTGTACGCCAAGACGCCTAAAGGGCTGGAGCGAGGAAATGAGGCAAAGAACGCATGGTCAAAAAAGAACGCAAAAAAGGTGAAGGCGTCAACCGCTGTTGCGAACGCCGTTCGTGATGGAAAAATGACAAGAAAGCCTTGCGAAGTTTGCGGATCAACGTATAGAATCCACGGACACCACGACGACTACAACAAGGTTTACGATGTTCGCTGGCTTTGCTCTGAGCATCACAGGTTGTGGCATCGCTTGAATGGTGAAGCGGCTAACCCGCAATGAAAACAAAGCCCCGCTAACCACGGGGCAATCCACACAAAGTTACGGAATCAGACACTTTATGCGCAAAGGTACGCCGCGATCACAGCTAACCGCGCACGACGTAGCGCAGATTCGCGAACTGATCGAATGGAAGAAAGAAGAGTTGGCAAGGATCAATTCGATTGCTAGCATGCAGTCACTGGCCGATAAGTTTGGTGTGTCGGTTGTGACCATTCACAAGATTAGCAGCTATAGGACTTGGTAGATGACTTGGGCATTTGAGCTGTATAAGGAGATTGGCAGGCCGGCGGTTGAGGTTGTCCGTGAGATGCTGCTGGAGAATAGCTTGACTGCGACCGCGCAGATTATCGGGATCTCGCATAACACGCTGAAGAAATACGTATCCGAACGGTCGATCCCGTTCACCCCGCGACTCCCACCAAAGGAATTCGCACCTCGCCAGCCACGAAAGCCGGATACCCGCTCAAGATTCATCGAGCTAGACGGAAAAAGCATGACTATCAGCCAGTGGGCGAAGGAGCTGGGGGTTAGTCGCTGCAAGATATCGAAGCGCCTCGACAAAGGCATGTCCGCTCGCCAGGCATTACAGCCAGGCTCTGATCGTCACAAATTCCCAGCAAACAACATCAGGGGTAAGGCTTGTGGCTAGATCAATTGTCGCTGAAGTCGAAGCCGAGTACGGCGAACCGTTTTGGGATGTAGTTCGCGGATTTGCTGCTGATAACTACTCACTGAACACCACAGCCAAGATCATTGGCTACTCGAACCCTCAAGGTCTTCGCGGGCTTATCAATCGCTCGGGCGTAGTGATTGATTGGCCGAAGTGGGGAACCTGTAACGCCATGCAAGACAGGGGCACTCGTACACCAGAGGCCATAAAGAACGCAAGAGATGCTTCCTATGCCGCCCGTGACATGCTGTGCAAGCGATACGAGCGCGAGACTGGCGAGTCTATCGGTCAGCTAGTGGAACGCCTGAGACGCACGCATACGGTCACAGAGGTGGCAAAGATCGCCGGATGGAAGGACGATCAGGGTTTGCGCAAGTGGATGCGCACTAACAAGGTTCAAGTCGAGTTCTTCAAGCGACCATACCGAGCGCCAAAAGGTGTCGGTTTTCAGTCGCCAGAGGGTAGGGCGTTTATGGCTCGCCGCGCAGGCCGGACAAGACTTGCTGCAAGCCACGAATCTGGGCATCCTTCTTATTGATCAATTCTCGATGGGCTTTATAAGCTCGTCGAGCGTCTTCGTTGAGGATGGCAACTCCTCCATCATCCATGCCGGAACCGCCGGGAGCTGGCACACAGGAGGCGCGGATTGACAGGCGCTTATTGCTAGCAGCGAGATCAGCAGTAACAGCTTGTGCATCTGATAATTCCTTGCTGGCCTTTGCGTCAGCTTGATTAACAACGATTGACTGCGCAATTAGCGCGCCCGCCTTCTCCTGAGCCTGCCCTAGCTCAATCCTCGACACGCTAGCATCATGCCAAAGGTAAACGACGAACGCGCCACACGCGAGCCCTGATAGGAAACGCCAAGGTAGCCAGGTCGGCATCTATTGTTCTCCGGAGAACAGTTTACGTTCGGCTTCACGGCGGCGAACTAGGCCATTCATCACCTTCCCATCATTAAAGATCCACTTGCCGAACTGGAGCGAGGCGTTCTTCGTGTAGCCCTCGTTCAGCATCCTGAGCAGGGTAGACGACAGGAAATTACCAAGCCCTACGTTGTAGGCGAACGACACAAGCGCGTCGAACTGGTGCTGCTTTAGGTTGACGCTGACCGACTTAGATACGCCGATCTCAAAACGGGCTAGGTCTTTAGCGAATCGAGCTTCGGCTTGTTCCTTTGTCCATACGGTGCCGGGTCCGATATCCGGCCCCGTGCTTCCCCAGCCGACAGTGTATGGCTTGCCATCCTTGCTACCTGGGTCTGGATAAGCCTTGAGACGCAACGACTCGAAGCTGTGGATTAGCTCGATTCCTGCCTTTGAGGTTTTCATTTGTTCTGCTCGCGAAAATATATTCCTATTTTATCCGATTTCGATTGCACGAATTGCTAAAAGCGGAATACAATCGCACCAAGCCAAAAGGAGCAGTACCTAATGCACACAGGCAACCAAGCAGAATTCGTGAAGGCCATTCATAAAGCCATTTCCTTCGCTGACGACAAATTTCAGCGTTCCCGTACCAGCGAGTACAAGCACATCTTCGGCATGCTGCGTGGTGCCTTGTTGGTCGGCGGAATCAGCTACGAAATGTACTCTTCACTCTACGGTCACGTTTGGGAATGCAAATTTGACTCTGACGCAGTAGACATGGAAGATCCTGAGCAGGCAGAATTGAGCATGGAGGATTAATTATGAGGCCTCGCACAATAGCCGTTATTCTAGTTTTCATTATTACTGGCTTCGTCATCTCAAACCGCATGAGCTACCAAGACGGGCTGGATGATCAGGCGTTCAAGTGCCAGATGATATCGGAAGGCGTATGGCCTGACGTTGACGGCTACTTTGAAAAGGTGTGCAAGTCGTGATCTGGCTAGCTGGTTATATCGCGCTGATTGCTTGTATATGCCTACTGTTTCGCAATGGATTGTCGGAGGTTTAAATGAAGAATGCATTTGAGTACGAGGATGAACTGGCTGCGCTGCGGGAAGAGCTGGCCACTGCAAAGCGCGCCAACTACAACGCCGAGGTTGCACTGAAGGCTGCATACGAAGTGCAAGAGCTTTGGAAGGGCCGAACTACCAATCTGACGCACACGAATGTAGGCCTGCAACAGCGTCTGACAGCCGCCGAGCAGCGGAATGCGGAGCTATGCCGGGAACTTGCCGACAGCAAGGAGCTAGTCCAAGTGATTGCTAAACGGGCCGCAATCTCCGAGCTTAGAAATTTAGAGCTTTCCGAATGTCTAGAGGGCGTTTGCAACACGCTCTATTGCCAGAGTAGTGAAGGCGCTGACGCACTAGAGCGTGCTCGCGCAGCCCTCAAACCCACCGAATCGGGAGCAAGCGCATGAGCAGTAAAATTCAGCGGTATAGCTTCGATGAATCAAAAGGCGCAATGGTTGGCGATGATAATGGCGAGTGGTGTCACGCAAGCCATATCGCCGCCCCTGTCGTCGAGCGCCAGCCGGTGGAATTGACAGGGCTGTCCGCCGAGGCATATTCGGTGCTTATCGGCATGGTTGAGCACTGTATTAACGTGCGCGCCTGCATGGGCATGGACGAGGGATTCAAAGACTTCGACACCGAAGAAGAGCACGACTTTGTAAAGGAACTGCACGCATTCGTTGCCGATCCGCCCGAACTCGCCGAACTGCAAGCCACCATCGCACGGCTGACGGCGGCATGCGCGAAAGAGTTTGAATCCGTCCAGCAACTGGACAATGAAAATCAGGTGTTGAAACAGGAAATCGAGCGGCTGAAGGGTGGGCATGGTGAGCCGGTGGCAGTAGTTACCAGCGTAGTGAGCCGGAAAAACAAGCGTTTCGAGATAGAAATTCTCGACAACCAGAAGCTCCACGTCGGGACTTGGCTCTACACCTCGCAGCCCGCGCCGGCATCGGCTGATGAGTCCGATCAAGCTCTTATGGATCGTCATGAGGCGTGGAAGGCTGGCGAAGCGCATGGAATCAATTCTGCTGCCAAGCTGGTCGAAAAGCGCATGGATGATTACGTCAACGAAAACGGATCGCACGACCCTGAAACCGGCTCTGTCGAATTCCCTGGAAACGGCGAGGAATACGTCGGTGAGCTGATGGAGATCATCGAGCAAATCCAAGAGCTAGCCTGCCTCGACAAGGTCAAGGAGCTGAACGGTTGACAGCCCTAGAGCTCTACAACAAAGGCCTTCCAGTAAAATCAATCGCAAGACAGATCGGGTTCAGCGAAGGGCATACAAGGAAGATTCTCAA